GTGAGGGTGTAGCAGTATGCTCTTCCTCGTGTAACTCTAAAAAAGTATCAACAACATCCGGTTTTGACATTTGTGTGTTCATCCACTCTGTTCGTAAATACACCTTGCGACCGTTATAAACAGTTCACGACGATTAATCTGCGACGAAAAATTCTGAAGTACCTTTTCGATTTCTAGATATACAACACGCACTTCATCTTCATTTAATTGTCCATCTTGTGTCGGTGTCAACATCCACTCTCCAAAACTAATTCGGGGTGCTGGCATTTTCTGTGTCTTTAAGTGCCGTCCTCGTAAACGCGAATTCAGTCGCAATTAAAGCATTTTTGCGTTTATCCACCACAAAGGCAAAACACTCTTCCGCATTTTTGGGTTTTGAAGAACTCCAAAACTGTCCGAGAAACTCTTTCAGATCCTTTGCGGAGAGAGACCACGGTTTTGACCACATATCAGGACGTTGAATCTTGATAACGGTATTATCATCCTTGATTTCCAGTTTGTGGATAGTGGCATACTGTGTTGTTTTGAGAATATCCGAGAGCTCCAACTCCAGCATCTTACGCTCTTCTCGCAGTGTTTGTGCTTCTTGATTCAACTGTTTCAGCTTATCATCTAGACTCCGATACTTGCGTACACATTTTACCAAATCACTTGACATTTCTATCTAAATCTCCATCAAAAAAGAACATCCGTTTTGTATAAGGATGGATCCTCGAGAAGTCGAGGCTTTGAGGATCGCATATAACAAAGAACATCATCGTGAAAAGCCGATTAAGAAAGGACCTGGTGTTTGGAAAGAAATTACCACGCGTTTAAAAGAGGCGTGTGATTCTGCGATGCCCGAATGTATTGTGCGGAATCTTATTCATAAACCAAATGCTCCGATGTCTTGGAAAACTAATTTGAACGAATGGCTATCTTCTGACGACATTGATCGTGTCCAAAAAGAGTATGCCAAATTATTGCCAGATTACTACTATGTTGGTACTGTTCCTATCGACTTTGATAAACACGCTTCCACGGGCAAATGTCTTGTGAGTGCTCTGTGTAGTTTGAATCTGAAAGACCTTAAAAAGAAAGGTTATAACCGAGTGGGTATCGTGTTTAATACTGATGTTTCAACCGGTCCAGGCGAACATTGGATTGCCGCATACTGTGATTTCCGAGATGATCTTGAATATCCTCAAATGACCTATTTTGACTCATATGCCCGCAAACCTGAAGCTGAAATACAAGAATTGATGCAGCGATGGGCACAACAAATGCCCGGGATGCGATTACAATATAGCAGTCTTCGGCATCAATACAAAGATGCTCAATGCGGGATGTATTCGCTCTATTTCTTACATTGCTGTCTCTTCGGTATACCGATGGAAAAGAAGATACCAGATGATGTGATGGCGATGATACGAACTATGTTTTTCAAGGTCTAAAGAATAATGGAAGCTTTAAAAACGGTTGTACCTCCAGGTATGAGTCCAATGCTTATTCTCCTCGGACTGATTGCTGTATTTTGCTTGGGTATAAGTTTAACAACCTATGCGTGGCTATCTATGACCAATCAAGCTCCACCTTCAGATGCGACACTTACTAAAAATCTCGATGTTTTTCAAGGTATCGTAAACCCTGCTCCACTAACCTGTCCGAGCGACAATCTGTTGACTGATTATTATGTCGCCGGATCTGGATATTCAATGCTCTCATCAAAAACAGTGTATTCCTACACAACCGCCGACGCAATTACAAAGGTGATTGCCGCAGGTGCCCGAGTCATAGATTTACACGTGTATGAAGTCAACAAAAAGCCTGTGGTAGGTATTGCCGATGAAGCCACTGGTAGAATGCTCACATACAACACCATTCCTCTAGAAGATTGTTGTAACGCAATTGCGAGCAACGCTTTTGCTACCAGTACGCCTTTTATAATGAGTATTGTGTTTCATACCGACGACACTGTACTCATCAACAATTGTGCCGATATACTGAAAGTATCACTTCGCAAGTATATGTTGGATTCGTCCTACAGTTATCAACGCAAGAATCTTGCTTTGGAACCCGCGTGTAATCTTATGGGCAAACTGATCGTTGTCAGTGGTGAAAAACATAAGGGAACAGCTATGGACGAACTGGTGAATATTTCGTGGTCGAGTAGTTTGTGTCGGAGACTCACATATACCCAAGCAGCTCAAACTTACGATCACGAAGAATTGACCGAATACAACAAGCGTAATATTACACTTGTGGTTCCCGATTTGGATACTTCTTCAATGGCGAATCAGAGTGCGGAAATATGTTTCAGTTATGGATGTCAGTGGGTTCTGATGAATTACGGCAGTCTTGACAATGCTTTGGAAATCTATATCGGTAAATTTGTAGACTCTTCATTTATTGTGAAACCTGAACCCCTGCGTTACAAACCTGTGACATACACGGCACCCAAACCTCAGAACCCCAACGTTTCTTTCCAGCCCAAACAGTTAAGCTCGCCTCTGTTTAACACAACAATCGGATCTGTTAGTTAAATACTCTCTACAACATACAAATGACTGAAGGTGGAAGAAAGAAGCAGCCCTCTGCGTGGATTAAACATGTTATGGCGTATTCGAAGGCACACGGTATCAAGTTTGGCGATGCTCTTTCAAAGGCTGGACCCTCGTTCAAATCCAAGACTGCAAAGCACGGAGGTCAATTACTTGGGAAGGGTACTCCTATGGGAGGACGACGCGGAAGCCGCCGCCGGACTGCCAAGGGTGGTGGTGGTAACAGTGGTACAGGTGGATCCGCATTTGGTTCATTGTATGGGTTCGGCGGAGGACCCTATGTAGGATCTGCGTTATCCGATGGTGCCGTTCGCAACGATGGCTATCCCATACCACAATATTCCGGTGCGAATCCCGATGCTATGACGGTGGGTGGACGTCGGGGTCGGGGTCGCCGCTATAGCCGTCGCCGATAGATTTCCCGAATATCGGATGAGAGTACATAATCACACCCAGGATTCCAATAACGACACTTGTCGGCAACGTGATGATATTCATCTGATAAATCCGCCTCCAGAAAGTCGGGATTCGTCACCATATTCAAAAATGCCCATTCATTGCTGAAAGAAGGTACATAACAGGTATTCAACGCTACACTCGGACTACGACGATCAAACGTGTGTAGCAGCAGATCTCGAAAGTTTGAAATCATATCCCAATTCTCGTGGTTCGGGTTTAGCAAAGCAGGACCCACGTGAATCGAAATACCTCCCGGATCTCTCAACACATTTTTTACGAGAAGGATACACTCTGTATACAAACAAAACAGCTCAGGAGAATCCGGATCGGGGAGATCTATAATCACATAATCATACTTTTTAGACGTTGTTCTCAAAAATGAGCGTACATCTTCGGGTACATACGAAAGTGAATCGCGTGAATAAACGTGCTTGTTCAGTGCCGACAAGTGTCCTCGACCAAATTCACTCACAAAGTGTTCATCATAATCCACAATTGTCACACTTGACACATTATTCCATTTATAAACTTCACGAGCTGCACATCCATCTCCGCCACCCAAAATCAGAACATTCAAAGGACAATCAATAAAGCTAGACAATGACTTCATAACTGGATGAACAAGCGTCTCGTGATACCGATACTCATCTTGTGTCGACAGCTGGATTTCGTTATCCATAATCAGCACATTTCCGTGGTTAAATGTTTCCAGATACTCGACGTGTGAATGCTTTGTATGAACCGAATTAAGAACTTCTTTCACTTGTAGCGAGAGCCTCTGACCATATTGATACTTTTCCGACATTGTGTTGTTACACCCGTACTATGTAAATAACACCCAAAACAGGGGATGTAATTCGTGGTGTTCCGCCTCTACCATCACACGGAAGCCAACCACGTGGAGGTACACTCCCCTGATACATCATAATAATTCCTTTCGGAAACACACCCTTTAAAATGGATGTTCCGTCGGTAAGTTTATAATCATCCGCTCGTATTTCGCTGGCAACATCAATACGTGTACATTCTATGTGTGCCGACGATAATTTCGTGATTGTCCCAATATCTGCCGAGATCATTGGTGTATCTACACCATTCGGTTGGAGCTGTGTACCACCAACACAAACACTTTCAGCAGCAAGTACTTCGGCTGAAATTGTTTTTACTTCTACCGTATTTGCTTTCAAGTCTCCATCTACGATAAGCGAATCTTTGTCGATTATGGTACATCCAATACTGTTTGTGCTGTTTGTAGGTGTTATAAACCCTACATCCGCACTAATTCTATCCTCAAAAGACGAAAAGCTTCCACAATCAAAATCAACTCGGTTTACACTGAGCATACCCATATTCGCAAAATCACATTCAATACCGCAATTATGAATACGTACACCTGAAATACACGAATCTGATTCTACTTGTATAGCCTCTGCAGACAGAGTACCTCCTGACAATTCTACACCGCCTATCTGTATCACGGCTTGTGAACACGATAAGTCAGATACGCATATCTGGGAAACATCAATCTTTTTCGAGGTCAAATGTGTGAATGCACTCTTCCCTTCACGAAACACAATTCCACCAATCGACCCTGTTTTTGCCACAAATTCATCGGCACAAATATTTCCAGGAACTGTGAGATGTCCTTCTTTCATAAAGACACCCCCAATCTCATTACCGTGTCTAGATTCAATACGGTCCACAGATAACTTGGAAACAGAAATGTTATCAAACGATCCCGAAGAGACGTTGACATTATTCGTATACAAACTATTATTCTTAAAGGATAGTAGTACGTTGGTATTTGAACGTAGTTCGATTGTTGGAGAACTTCCGGCGAAATTGATAAACGGTTTTGTAAAAACGTGTGGATTTGGTGGATAAAAAATAGACTTGTCCGGAATAGAAAGATCGGTGACACTCAGCCGATTCACAGTTAAAAAATCCAGGGAAGCATTCAATACTTGAACTGGAATTTCTCGAATCACGGTTTCTTTTTGGACGACAACTCGTTCTTTTTGGTTTGGCATAGGAATCATTTTTTCTGATCTGAATGGCATTGTTATCTTACCAATCCATCAAAATGTCTTCAAGATTACATTCACCTTCATCGGCGACCGTGGCTTTCTTGACACGTTCATTTGCTTCAGGGAGATGTGACCCCAGTGGTTCATCATTCCCATCTGGCAAACGAGTTTCATCCAGAATAATATCTACAAATCCTGTACCCGCAGGTGGTTTCTGACCAAACATAATGTTGGCAGAAACACCCTTCATTGAATCAAAATCAGCAGCGACAGCAGCATTAAACAGAACTTTGGACGTTTCTTCAAATGAAGACTTTGCCAAAACACCATTATCGTGCTTGTTCATTCCGAATCGATCTACTGAAACCAGTCGACCTTGGTAGGTCATCGAGTCCAACAACATACTCATATGGTGGTAATTCACATATGCCTCCGCAAACACATCATTAAACTCATCC